CTACTTAGTTAAAATATACTCCCAACATGCAGGACCTAAATTACTGTCGTTCTTAAATCCTAATTTAGCATTTAAATTTACAACACCTTGATAAAAGCTTCCATTACCTTTAGCCGGACCATATGAACCATCTATAGGGCCATTATATAATCCTAAAGCTTTCATACTTGATTGTGCTAAAAATACATAAGTCCCCTTTGCTCCATATTTTAATACGTTCTTCTTACAATTCTTTAACAATTTTCCTTCCTCCTTAACTATAGGTTTATTTTCTACAGGTTTTTCTTGCACTACTTGCCCTGTAATTCCTTCTACTATTGCATTTGCTATTAACTCTGCTCCTAAGTCATTCCACTTTTTAAAGTCTGCTTCTGTATCTACAAAAGCCATTTCTATTAGCATAGCTGGCGCTACTGTATGCCTTAATACATATAGTTCTTTATACTTATGCCCTCTATTTCTAAACCCTGTTCTCTTACAATAAGTTTCTATTAATCTCTTAGCTTCTTCCTTAGCTCCACTAGTATTGGTAGTATATATCTCTGCTCCTGTACCTCCACCAGCATTAAGATGTAAGCTTAAAAATAGATCTAACTTTTGTGCATTAGCTTTATTAACTATAGCTGCTAGCTGTTCATTTACAGAGCTAGCACTATTACAACTACAATCTATTACTGTATGGCCTAAAGCTCTTAACTTTTGTATAACCTTATCTCCAACTTGTCTATTCTCTTTAGATTCATTAAGTAAACCTACAGCTCCACACGGACTTTTATCCCATGTACTATGTCCTTTGTCTATTCCTATTATCATATCTTTTCCTCCTTCTATTAAATAAATTAAAAGAGTAGCCTATTTGACTACTCTTACTTTCCATTAAAATTTGTTATTTCTCCCTTAGGACTAATTTCTTTTGGAACTTCTGTATTCTTGTTGCTCAACCTAACTAATAGATCATGTATAAAATTAGATCCCCTGCTAATAAGTATTCCAGTAAGAACAACCCCTAAGAAAGGTATTACAGTCTCTATTTCTAAAAGTGCTAATATATCTAATCTTGTACCAAATACTATTAGCATACTAACAACTAATGCTCCAACTCTATCTACCTTTACCTTTCCATCTTGCCAAGTCATCTTAAGTGTTTCCCACACGCTCTCTGCAATAATAGCAACTACTACTAACATTATTAATTTTTCCATTTTTACATCTCTCCTCTTAAATCAATTATTTTATCAACTTTCCTATTTAAATCTGACATTTTCTCATTCATACTTTGAGATAAAATTCTATTACTTTCTGAAAGTTCTTCATTGGTTTTTGTAACTCTATCTAAAGTAAGTTCTATTCTTAGCCATATCTTTTTATAAAGAAACCAAATAAGCACTATACATAGAGCTACTGGAAATACAAATGTATTAAACACGCCTGTTATGTCATTCATTTTGCACCTCTCTTCTATTAATTTTTTGTATAAAAAAGAGACTAGAATTTCTTCTAATCTCTCTTAAATCTTATTTACTTTTAGTTCGTCCTTTTGGTTTATTAAGAAATAGGTATAAATACAAAATTTATTTTAACTCTTTTTATTCTCCCTGCTCCTGTACTTCCATCATAGCATCCCCAAAGTTCGAACTTTAGTGGACTTCCTTTAGTAACTTTAATTCGCATAGATATTGGTAAGTTATACGCTAATCCCCACGCATAGCTTGCATTAAGTCTATTTGTTGTTACCCCTCCTGTAGTAACTCTTGGATCTAAGCTCGTACTACCTGATGGAACTTCACCCGAAACTCCTGTCATATTTGCACCTGTTACAAATCCATCAATTAATAAAATTCCATCTTTATCAAATGTTAATGTTTTATCGTAAGCCTCCATTTTTACAAAGTTTTTAGATTCCGGGAAGGATACTGAAGAACTTCCTGGATACTCAAAATCCATTCTATCCATAACAATGCCACCAACATCCATAGCTGAATTTTTGTTGATGTTAGCCATACATATTATATAATTTGTTATTAAATTCATAAATTTAAGTTGATTAGCATAATCTCCTATAGTCCCCGACTTTCTAACACACTCTATGCAAACCCCTGGTATTCCTTTAACTTTACTTGCATAATTGTTAGTACAACTATCATTTGCAGTAGATAGAATTTCAGCAACATAACTATGACCTATGTTTAAATATCTAAATACTTCTTTAGATATTTTTTCAGTTACTTCATCACCATACAGAACATAATCTCTTTTCGCCTCAACATCCACAAAGTTATGCAAATCTAAAAATCCATCAATTGAATAACTACTCATAACATCGCGGACGTATTGACTTTCTTTTTCACTAAAAGGAGCAGAACCTTTGTAGTATGGATGAGTAGGATCTGTTGTATAAGAAGGTTGATTACTCCAATTAAAATCAAAGTTTCTATTAATATCTACGTGTCTAGAATTGTATCTTGTCTTGGGACTTGCATCCATGCCATAAGGATTAACTACCTCTATTCCAACTATCCTTACATTTCTCTTAATAAAATCTAATTGTGGAGGTAAATTTTCACCCTTACATAAATAATTTAATAGTAAATATAAATAGTAAGGAGAATAAGGTTCATCACCATGTACCCCACAAGTAATCATTAATGTTTTAGAATATCCACCACTCGGAGTATATACTATTCTTTTTATATCCTTAGTATTACTTTGGTCTTTACCTAATGTTGTTTGCTCTAAAAGATACGGAAATTCAGCTACTAAAGCATTAAAAAGTGAATAATATTGACCACTAGTATAATTAGTTATGTTTAGTAAATTTCCACTTTTTTCTTTGTGACTAAAAAAGAAAGAATTAATATTATCTTTTAAACTTCTTCCATCAGCATCAAAAACCACATCAGAAGTAGTATGAGGATGATATATGTTTCCGTTCTCATCTTGTATCTCAATCTTATTTATAGTCATCCTTTGCACCTCCTAAACTATTTTAAAGAAAAGCTTCTTCTGTGTAGCACTACTTAAACTTGTTCCGACCTTTACTGTATCTCCTGGATCCCCTTTATCTCCCTTAGGTCCTTGAGAGCCAGTTGCTCCTTTCGCCCCTGTTGCCCCCTGCGGTCCTTGTGGTCCAGCTGCACCAGTATCTCCTTTTGGGCCTTGAGTACCTTGTGCTCCTTTTTGTGCTATTAAAGTCCAGTAAGTTGTATTTGTAGGAGTTTGGCCAGTATTAGACGTTTTACAAGCATATGTATTACCACTATATGTAACAATATCTATATAAGCAGAATTATTTACATAAGCAATAGAACTTGACCATGCACCCAATAATCTCATTGAAACACCTTTTGCTCCTGCTGCACCAGTTGCTCCTCGCTCTCCTGTTTCACCTTTAGGTCCTTGTATCCCTTGGGGCCCTTGAGCTCCTGTTGCTCCCTTAGGTCCTGTTAATTCACCTGATGCTAACTTTTGTTCAAATGTTTCTCCATCAGCAAAAGTAACACAGTCCGCAGATGTTAGAACATTTACCTCTTCTTCAACCGCACCTGTACTTTCATTTAATAATTGAACTCTTACTTTTCTTAATTCAGCCACTTTTTCATCTTCCTTTCTTAAACTATTTTTATCCCCATATTGGGTGATACTTTTATGTTCTGACTTCCGCCACTTACACTCTGCTTCTCAGTAACTTTAAAATAAAATGTATTTTCCTTCTTTACTGATGGAATTTCTTCACAAACAATTATGTTAGATTTTTCTCCCAAAGATATTTCAATATTATTTAGTCTTTCTGTATATTTTTCCTCAATTCTTCCACTAGCTTCTTTAAAGTATTTATCCCACTCATCAAGTTTATTTAGACCTAATGTCAACGCTGAAAACTCATTAGTGCTTTCTATAGCTGCATCATCTCTTAAAGATGCTATTACATCTATATCAAATTTAATAGTCGATAATATATCTGTAGCTTCATAAATTACTAACTCTAATTTAAGCCACCCACTTTTAGCTAACATCTGTGAAGTAAGCTGTAACTCTGCCAAACCACCTTGTGCGTTAACTATAGTTAGATTATTAAATACTTTTGTTCCATCTGGTTTAACTCCATATACCCTTACTGTTTTATTTTCCAATGAAAAAGGTACTCTATTATCTAATAAATTAAATAATAAGTACCTTGCTGTGTCATTTTGTTTAACTTTTATAGGATCGTATAGATCTTTATTAATCTCTAAATTAATTTTCCTTAGAAATTTCATAATCCTCCTCCTATGCCACTACCGTATAATTAATAGTTAATTTTTCATTTTTATATACTAAAGCATTATCAGCTCCTGGATTACTTATATTTGAATAAGCTAGCATTCCTCCTATTTCTATTCTGTTATCACTTGCCTTAGCACCTCTACAATCTACTCGCTTAGGAACCCACATATCATTAGTATTACCATCCCAATAATCATCTATAGTTCTAATAGATACTGATACACTTACATCTTTGTTTCTAAATTCTTCTGGTAAATTTACATACGCAAAGGTTAATCCTCCCATATTAGGCGAACTATGTGCTGGTAAAGTAACATAGCCACTATATTGAAGGTGATGATATTCCCTTTCACTATCTCCAAACTTATTATAAAAGCCTTTCTCTGGACTTATAACTATTTTACTACCATCTGGTAGTTCACTTTCAAATGTACCAGTTTCCATCCATATTTTTGTCATTCCATTCTTAGAAGAAAATAATCTTCCTACAATTTTATCAGCTATTAGTCCTTCTGCTGTTATAGCAGTAGTAAAATCCCAATCCTTTCCGTCTGGAGTTCTTTGTTGACTAATCTGTATTCCAGCACTTCCTCCAATCATACACCCATATGTAGGAGAATTAGGATCTAAGTCTTCCCATATAAATGCTCTTACATCTTGTAATTGTCCAATCTCTTTTTGTGCTACTAACTTAGCTTTAGTCGCATCTAAAAATCCTTGTATTTCATTTCCTTTTACTGTTCCATTAGAATTTAATATATTATTAATTTTACTTTGTACATCTGCTTGTTCTTTAAAAAAGTTAGAAATAGCATTTCCTAACTCTAATGATATATATTCTCCTGTTATAAGGTCTTTTTCATAATCTATAACTCTAGAGTTAACATCTATATCTAATCCTGGAATATAACACGTTACTGTGTCACCTTCATTAACAGTTACTAATTTAATATAATCTTTACAAGCTGTGGTATTGGCCAGATTAATCATATCTATTTTATAATTAATACTTGGCTTGTCTATGCCTTCCTCATAAAGTTTATTACATCTCTTTATTAACTCTGTCCTTGCTTCCTCTATAGTGTCAAATCCTTCTTCATCTGTTTCTGCTTCTTTGACCTTAACATCATCAAAATTTATAACTCTCATCTTAGGCTTTGTATACTTATTTATAAGTGGACTATCTACCCATGGAGTACTACCATCAAGCATTATTCCATTATAACCAGTTGGAATTATTCTTGTAGCAACTTCTTCTATATTTATATCTTCTTCTATTTCATTTAAGTTGTAACCTAATTCAACTCTTACTCCATTATCAGAACCAACTTTATCATTAATATAAACATCAAAGTTATCTAAAAGAACTTCTCCCCCCCATCTATTTAAAAATGAATTTTCATCATCTCCTAAAATAGCTTCTACTATGTTTTTTCTCACATAATAAGATGTATTTACAGTAGATATATTACTATGTCCAGTAAATCCAGTACCTTCTAGAATTATATTTAATGCATCCTCTCCATTCTTTAGAGTTGGTCTAACATCTAACAAAACATTATCTATTAAATCAAAAAATAAAGGCCTTGCATAAGCTGTTATACCATCCAAAGACTTTACTACATTAAAAATTCTATAAAGCTTTTTCTTTTCATCTTCAACTGATATTACATTTTCATAGTCTACATACTTCCATCTTCCAATATCATCTATTGGATGCTCTAAAGTAACTAAATGTTCACTTGCTTTATATGTGCAGGATATAGGGGTTAATGTAATATCTCCATTCATTGAATAATTTGTATTAGTCTTAAGATATATTTCTATCTGATTCATTAACTTAAGCACCTCCAATTTGGAATGATATATATTTTAAAGTTACCACTCCATGCAAATGTATTATCTCCTTCTTGTAGGTACATATCTGCATAAGAGCCTTTTAGAGCTACATTGTTTATTATTCCATCTCTAAAACATAAACCTAACTCTGTATTTACTATAACTTCCTGTCCTACATTTATTTGTACTTCCTTACCATTTATATTAAGTTTTAATAACCCTTCTCCTGTTATACGATAAATAGGCTTTGTAACCATTTCATGATTATATAAATATTGTTCTAATTCTCTTTCTTCCATTCCATCACAAAAATAAACATATGGACTACAAGTAAATATAACTGTAAACTTTCCTAGCCTTTTTAATACTCTTTCTGGTGTATCTATTCTTACTCTTTTAACTTTATAGCACACTTCTAGATCATCACTAAATTTTAATATTTCAGAACCACTGTTAATCCATCTCTTTATTCTTCTAAAGTCATTTTCCCATTCGGAAGGCTTAGAGACAAAATTAAAAGATATAGGAACTTCTATATCTTTATAATACAATTCTCTATATAAAGGTTCTCTACCAGGAATATTAATCTCCTCGTATTGCATTTCCGCAGAAGGTTTTACTGGCCTTGTAACCACATGTGTATTAAAATCTAAATTTGTTTCGTTTCCATATACTACAAAATACTTAGCCATATGCAAAACCTCCTTTCCCTTTCTTATAATTATTAGTACTTCTATTAATAGTATTAACTACTTTTCTTGTAGTTTCTCTATACATTTCCTTTCCATCAACTTTAAAGATATTTGTTGTGTAAATAATTGTTTGTCCTGCTCCTGCCTCTTCTTTAACTATCTTTCTTAAATTACTATACATCTGTGCTAATGGAATAACAGCCTCTGCTTGCCTGCCGAGTCCTTTATAGCTGTCTCCTACAACTGTATTGCTATTTAAAAATGTAGGTCTATCTATAATTCCACCTTCGTATAAATAATTTATTTTAGGTAAATCAACTCCAAAATGTTTTCCTCCAACTATTGGAACCCAATCTGGTGCAGTAAAGCTTATTGTATTCAATCCATCTATAGCCATATTTATAAGACCTATAACTGTATTAAGTGGTGCTTTTATAACAGCTCCTAATCCATCCATTATTCCGCCAAATATATTTTTTACACCTTCCCAAGCTCTAGACCAATCTAAAGTAAACACTCCAGCTACAAAATCTATTACTCCACTAAAAACATTTTTAATAGCTTCCCAATAGTTACTTACGTTTGCAAAGAAAGAATTAAATATATTTCCCAATACTCCAAAGTTATTAGTCCAATCTATGGTAAATATTCCAGTTAGAAAATTATCAAAATTAGTAAATATCCCTGTTATAGTAGACCATACTTCATTAACTCCATTCCTAAACCATTCACACTTATTGTATAGTATTGTAAATGTTGCTCCTAAAGCGATTAACCCAGTTATTATCAGTGTCACTGGGTTTAATCCCATAACAAAGTTAAGCGCTTTTTGAGCTAGAGTTTGAGCCTTTGTTGCTAATGTTACAAGTGCTTGACTTTCTTTCATCTTTTTAAATGATTGTCCTGCCTTATTTGCAAAATCCATAGTCTTTCCTATTCCTGTGCTTAATTTACCTATAGTACTTATAACCGGCCCTACAGCTACTGCAAATAATCCAAACTTAACTATATTCTGTTGTGTATTGACATCCAAGGAAGCAAACTTTAATATTACATCATTTAATTTAACTATAAATGGAGTAATAACTGGTAAAAAATTATTTCCAAACGTTGCTCCTAATTGCTGCATAGCTTGTCCAAACGTTTTTGTCTGATTAGATGCAGATTCGCTACTCCTTGCAAAATCTCCTTGTGCTGTTTTGGTTTTATCTAATACAAAATTATATCTTAGAGTTATCTTCTCTTCATCTGTCATGGCTGATACTTTCTTTTTAATTCCCTTTTCAGTAGCATATAACTGTAAATTATTTTCTGTCATTATTGCACCGAATTTTTTCATTGGCTCTGCTTCACCAGTAAATATGGCATTTAATGCATTACTGGCTTCTTCTAGACTTGTATTATTCAGTGATGCCATATCTGCTGCCAATCCTGTCAAGCTTATACCAAATTCCATAGCTTTATCTGAATTAAATCCCATACTAACTGCTAAGTTACCATATCCACCAGCTAACTCTAATGCTTTTATATTAGATATACCAAATTGCTTTAGTGTGGTATTAGACCATTGCTGAACTTTTTCAGCATTCTTTCCAAAAACAACCTCAACTTTATTTATATTTTCTGTCATATCACTAGCCAATTTAAAAGATGCTGCTCCTGCTCCTAGCAAAGGGGTAGTTAACCCGAAAGTAAGTTTATTCCCAACACCAGATAACTTACTTCCAAGCCCCTCTAATTTTTTGCTTGTATTTTCTAAGGATTTACTTACTTTATTCCATTTACTAGATTGCTGTTCTAATTCAGTATTAGTTTGTTTTAGCTCAGATTCAAGTCTATTGTAATAACTAATCTGATTATTTAATTTTATAGCTAGGTTCTGTGCTTCTCTAGAATTTTCGCCTGTTGCTTGTACTTGCTTATCATAACTATTTTTAAGACTGTCTATTTTCCCCTTTTGAATAGTAATTGCTTCTGTTAAATATTTTTGTTTATTCTTAAGCTGATCAGTTTCACTTCCAAAAGCTTTTAGTCTAGTTGCAGTTGCATTAAATCCACTCTTAAGAACACTCATATTTCTATTCATAGCTGTAAGTCCATCATTAAAACTTTTGCTATCCATAGACCACTTTATGACCATTTCATCTACACTTGACATTTAATCCCTCCTTTCCTTTAAAGAGAAATAGTGTCGCCATAAACTTCTTCTACTTCTTCATCCATACCATTTTTCTTATTAAGAACTTCAAAATGAATTTTCAATAAAGCTTGTAGTTTTCTATGTGTACAATTCCAAAACTCTTTTTCACTCATTCTTAACTCTACAGTTGCCATATAATAAAGCCATGCCCAATCAAGTGGTTTATACTCCTCTTCATCAGACACGGCTTCTATTCCCCCTCTTCCATATTGGGACTAGCTAACTCCATAGCTTTATTTAATTGCTCCATTATATAGTTCGCTTTTTCAGTATCGCTCATAGCTTCTGTTAACAATTCCCCAACTTCAACTAATGTTATCTTCTCATTTCTAGGCTTTATAGATGAATAAACTAATGCCCTTAGAGCCTTATATTTACCTTTCCCGTTCTTCATAGCATTAATTGCCTCATCCATTTCCCCATAAACCTCATCTAATTCACAAATAGCATTAAAATCAAATGCTATTTTAAATGTTTTCCCACATAATTCAAGCGGTACTAATATATTTTTCAAATCTTTTGCTTTCATTATAAATACCTCCTAAAAATATAGACTAGGTTTTACCCTAGTCCTCTATTCTGCTTCCGTTGGGCTCTGTGCTTTTGCTGTTGGTACTTGCTTAAACCAAGTTTTTTCTTTTGCAACATTAGCTGTTTCCCCATTCATATCTAGTTCTGCCACATGTGTATCTAATTGCCTATTTTTATAACATTTAAATGGAATTTCAACTTGTTGTAGTTTTGGTTTTCCCTCTGCAGTTTCTGCCTTTTCATTTGGATATTCAAAAACCACATCATAATACCAAGCATATTTATTTTTATTGCCAGTAGTAGGCATTTGAAACCCTAATGCATTATGCTTTACTTCAACTTCTCCTGGTGGAAAATATACTCCATCTTTATCTATTTCACCACCAAACATCAACAATTTAGTTTCTGGAGTAAGATAGTTAAGTGTAACTTTTCCTGTTCTTTCTACTGTTCCATATACAGTTTCCTCTACTTCATCATCAGAATAAGCATTTTCACTATCTGCCTTTGTTTCAATTTCTATTGCAATAAGCCTTTCACACCTTTTAGGTACCTCTGCTGTGTATGTTTCATCATTTGTGGTTACATCAGCCAGGTGAAAGTTCTTTGCTCCTTTAATCCTTGCCATTTGATTCACTCCTTTTCTTCATAAAAATAGCACCTAAAAGCAATATGATATGTTTTAGTATCAACCTCATATAAGTCTTGGTACGTAACATCTTCAAAATTTCTTTTAAGTGCTTGTTTAATATCTTTTTTTAATTGTGTTGGATCACTCTTAGTAAATAAATCTATTTGTAAAGAGTGTACCTCTATTTCATTCGTGCCATCACTATAATCTTCATCATAGTTGTTCACCTCAAAAAATGTAATATAGGTATCATTAGGACCACTATATTTTCTATAACTAACATTTAGACCTATATTCCTTAACGTTTCTTCTACTAATTGGTTTATATTTATAATCCTAATCCCTCCCTTATTACATCTTTTGTCTTTTCAAAAGCTTCTTTCTTCTTTCTTTCAAAAGCTGGTCTCATAAATGGTCTTGCAACTTGCTTACTTGTGCCATATTCATAAAACTTAAGATAAAAGGCCTCACTATTATCATCTTTCTGTACCCCTATTTTTACTACTTTAATGCCTTTTTCTTTCTTTACTTTAGATAATTTAAGTTTCTCTTTTGAATTTCTAGAGCCTTTTCTACGAACTGGTGCATTCTTAACTATTTCCTTGTTGATTATTTCTGCTCCAGCTAACAACGCTTTATTTTCAAGTGTAGTCCCTTTCTTCCCCATATCTTTAAGTTTATCTTGTAATTTTTCTATACAGCTAAAATCTAATTCTGCACTCATACTAACCCTTTCTCCAATGTACAATGTAATTCTATATTTTCAGTATCTTTTTTATATGTTCTTATAACCTTATATGTTTCATTTTCATAAATAACATAAGGCTCTTTTCCATAATCAACTTGCTTTACCTCTAATATAACTTTAATCTCATTGCCATGTTTATTACTAAGATAAAATTCATTAGTTCCTACAGATTTTTCATTACAAAACACTTCTCTAGTAACTAATTTTTCTTCTTCAACCATATTGTCATTAGTTACAATCACTAATTTCCCTAATTCCACAGTATCAAACCACATTATAATCACCACACAAACTTAAAGATTGTTTAAGCAAATCATATGATCTTTGATATTTCTCACTGTCTTTATTATCCAAACCAAAATTAGCTTTACAGTAAACTATTATTGCCCTTTGAATAATTGGATCCTCATCCTTTATTTGCCTAACCCCACTAATAGACAAATCTATTTTGCAAGCTTCTATTAAATCATTTATTTCATCATCTAACTTAGAACTCTTTATCCTTAACGATAACTTGACTTTCTCTAACATATATCACCTCATAATTAAAGCACTTAGCTATTCACTAAGTGCTTTAATAAGCTGAACTTTATTCATACTAGAATAGCCAGTAATATTATTTTCTTTAGCTATTCGCTTAAGTTCAGCAACTGTATTGTTTGAATAATCTACTTCTGAATGCAACTCTGCTTCAATTAAGCGTTTTTTTTAGTTATAGTAACAAGTGAATTTTTATCTACAACTTTCCCATCAACTAGCATTACAGCTTTAGTTACTAGATCATCAGTATCATTATCCTCATATCTCTTAATAGTCATATTTAAATTGGTATTAAGAACATAGTCAGAAGGATTAAATAAAAACGCTACTATTTTATCTGATTCTACAGTATCTGTATATGAATCCATATAATCATTTAATATTACTTTTCTTCCTAATAAACTTCTATCTGCTTGACCATTAATTCCATAATTTACTCTTGCAATAGGTTGGCCATTTGTATCAACCATTCCTATAAATGACATAAATGTCTTCTTAGTCATAAACCATACTGCTCCATTTTCATATGAAAGTGGTAATGCTGCTTCTGCATTTACTAAAGTTTGATACTCTAACTTTCCTCCTGCTGCAACATCAACATTTTGTCCTTCTGCAACGCTTTCTTTTAAAATTCCTTTAGGCTTTCCAGATCCATCTCCATTTATAATAGATTGCTCTAAAGCTTTTGTCATAGCTTCAACTACATTATTAATAAAAGTTGTCTCAAATATAGGTAACGCCATTGTTTCTACTTCTAATGAATTAGATATAGCACATCTTAATTTGTGGTATGCAAATGTTATAGAACCTGTAGACTTCTTTTGCTTTTCACTTCCTGCTCCCTCTGCTACCCAAGTTGCTGTAGGTTTTACTGTAGATGTAGGAATAGTTAATCCACCTTTATAAGCAGTTCTAGTAACTAATGGAAGTATCATTCCTGTAGCTTCCATCTTTTCAATTATTCTTGATAATACTGTTTCAGGAATCATTTCTCCTACATCTGTAGTTTTAGTTGGCCCTGCTACATTTTTTAATTCTCCAGGTATTGCAGTCCCCTTTGTTACATAATTCATAAATGCTTTTCTATACTCAATTGAGTTAGATACGTCTTCTACTGCATTTTCTCCAAATGAACTAATATTACCTCCTAAATTGTTAATAGGAGCTCCATTTGCTAAAGATACTTTTGCATTATCTTTTAATGCAGCTAAATTTGCTAATTCTGTTGCTTCTTTTTCAAACTTATTATCTAAGTCTGATATTTCTTTCATTTTTGCTTTTCCTTCTTCTAATTTTCCTTCATTAATAAGATTTTCAGCCTCTGTATAAAGTCCATTTCTTAATTCTAAATACTTTTCTTTGTTCATTATAGAACGCCTCCCTTTAATTTTAGTAATTCTAATTTTGCTTTGTTTTGTTGCATAAAAAAATCATCCTTATTTTCTTGAATAGGATGATTTATAACTGGATTATAATTTTTAAATTTTTCTAATAAGTTGTTGTCTATCTTTCCAATAGAGTTATACATTTTTCTAGCACTATTCTTTAATAGATTGACCATATTTTTATCTACCTTTTCATCAGAGTACATTATTTCATCAATTAATCCTAACTCTAATGCTTCATCAGCAGTAAGCCAAGTTTCTTTATCCATTAAATTATATGCTTCTTCTTCTGACATTCCTGTTTTAAGTATATAGGCATTAGCAACTGTTTTATTTGCTTTCTTTAGCACTTCAACACTATGCTCCATATCTCTATAATCTCCACTAGTTGATGTTGATACATTATGTATCATAATCTCACCTAACGGAGACATTTTACACTTTCCAGCCATAGCAATAACACTTGCTATACTTGCACACAATCCATGTATTTCTATTATTACCTCTCCACTATAATTTTTTAATTCATTATATATTTCACATCCTGCAAATACATCACCACCACCACTATTTATTTTTATAGTTACTGGCTGACCATTTGCATTTTTAAGAGCTCTTGTGACCTGATTTGGAGATGTTGCTTGAATTCCATACCAACTATATAGCCACTCATTACCACTAGGTACAACCTCTCCTTTTACATCAATATATATCATTATTCTTCACCCCCTTTCAATTCTTTAATTAATTTATTATATAACTTCTCTTCCATTTGATTTACCTGCATAGTATCAAGTCTTCTTAATGGCTTATCTCCATCTTCTATAGGAGGTAAATTCATAACCTCTCTCCATTCATTAGGTGTCATAGCCGACCTATCAACCATTGCAACTAATCCTAATTTTGTAGCCATACTAGAATACTGAAGATTATTTGCTGAATATATTATCCTATTTCCAAAACCTCTTTCCATTCTAGTAAATATTTTTCTAGTATCTTCATTGCTCCATTGCATTGCTAAAGGTTCAATTTCACTCTCGTAATAAGCATTCCATTCATCTTCGGTATACCTAGACTGAACTATTTTATCATTTGTATTAAAGAATGAATACATCCTTTGAGTTGTTCTATCAATAATAGCTGCATTAGGAACATAATCTTTGGGCTCTATTTGTTTTGCATCTGCTTTTGCATCTACTCCAGCAGCACCTCCACTATTATTAATATCTAAAAAGTTTTTAGTGAACTCTTCTGTGTTGCTTCTAATATCCTCAGGTCTCATACCAGTATTAAACTTTAATAACCACTTAATTACACCACTATTTTTAATAGCTTTTACAATACCTTGGTCTGTTGTAGATACTACTTCCATTAATGGTAACAATGCTTCCCTTGGACTATCACCAAATAAATCATTTTCATTAATGTCTTGTCTTAAATGAATGATATCTGTATAAGGATATGTGACTACTCTTCCGTTTCTATTAGTAAACTTTAAAAATAACTCGCCTTGCTTATTGTAAATTGCTTCTACTCCCACACATGGAATGTTATACATTTCTACTGGATATCCATTTTCATCTTTAACAAGTAATGCAAAAGCATTATTATTTAGTGCTAGTTGAGTAGCCATCTTTTCTCTAAATACTTGTCCACTCATATAAGAATTAGGCTCTTCATATAAAAATTTTATATAAGGTTCAGGATTTACTTTAAAAGTATTATTTGCTTTATCATCTCTAATATGCTGTGGCACAAGTTTACCAATAGCCTTTACTTTTGGTCTAATACAGGCTCTTATTACATCACTTTTGTATATAGAACCATTCCAAGCATAAAATCCGTTCCCTCTATCTTCTATCATTTCAAATCTAGTTTTAGAAGGACTTCTATTAAATAATCTATCTATTATTTTCATATATCCCTTTCTCCTTAAATCATACTTTCGTATTCACTTTCTTTATCCTTTAATACTACATATCCTATTATTTTTGATACACCACCATCAATTCTTTTTCGTGAATCTAATCCTTTAATAGGCTGAATATTACCATTAGTGTCAACTTTAATTTCCATATTGCTAAGACACCATTTATCTACGGGATTATTATTATAAACAATCTTTTTAGCAATTAAATCTGCTTTCATTTCCTTCATAGGAGCAGATAAAGTATAAACACCTTGTCTAACTTTAATCATAGATTCTAGCCCAAACTCATTTTTATAAGCTGCTAATAAACTATCATCCACATGCCATGGATCATATCCAATCCACGGTATATAAATATCATATTTATCTCTAATTTCCTTAAACCAATCTAACATATCATATTTATTAACTTTGTTTCCTGGACAAACTCTTAATAATCCTTGTTTTTCCCAAAGCCTATATGGTGCATCATCATCTTGTTTATTATCCTCAAACTGATTCAGTTTTTCTTCTGGAATAAAATACATTGATATACAATAAATATTATCATCACCTGCTCTTTTACAAAATACATTGCTTGATGCTAAATCAGTTGTTTCTGCCAAGTCAAAACATCCTATTCCATATCTAAAGTTCATTTCAGATAAATCGAATACTTTTTCATTATTTAACTCATTCCAACGTAACCATGCACTAGCAGAATTTTCTTTCATATTAAAATCTTTTACCATTACTGTAGCTTTAAATGCATCATCTGATTTCGCTTTATTGACACAATCTCTCAAAAACTCTATCTTTTTAATACTTCCAAGCCCTGGATTAGCCTTTATCCAGCACTCTTCTTTGTCCCATTCTTCTCTGTCATCAAGCTCATAAATAAAAGCCAAAAACCTATCGTCTTTGGTTTTACCATCTAACACCTTACAAGCATATTCATATTGACTATCAAAAATAGAATTTCTAACAAATCCATTTGTAGTAATACAATTTAATAAAGGTTGTCTTCTACTACTCATTGACTGTTTCATAAGGTCATATATATCCCTATTTTTTATTGCTGCTAATTCATCTATTGTAACCATATGGCTATTTAAACCATCAAGTCCATTAGAATTACTAGCTAAAGCTTGTAATGTTCCATAATTCCCATGAAAATAAATATCTGATTTTCTCTTTTTTAGATGCTTACTAAGCTCTTTTGATTGTTGAGCCATTTTATAGCACTCGTTAAATCCTTTTTTAGCTTGATCTAATTTAGTAGCTATATTGTAAACTTCCGGAGAACCTTCACCATCTCCAACTAGCATATATAATTCATCTGCTGCTAACTCTGTTGTCTTACCATTTTTTCTTCCTCGTATATCAAGAACCTCCTGATATTGTCTTAATCTAGTTTCTTTATGAACAAATCCAAAAACTGCTTGATGCTTTGCCTTTTGGAATAGTTCAAGTTTTAAGCAAGCTCCTAAATCTCCTTGAGATTGTTTAATAAAAGTTTCAATAAATTCAATTGGTCTATTGGCCAACTCTTCATCAAATACCCAAGGATCATACTTATCTGGATTTCTTATTTTATCTACTAATAAAGAATATACTTGCTTAATTCTATTGCAAGCATTAATTTCTCCAGACATAATTTTTTCATAATATTCTTCTATATATGTCATTTTTTCAAACGCCCCTTTTTCATAAATTCCATAAGAGCATCAGCTTCTTCCTTCTTTATTTCAATTGGCAATAAATCAATTAATTGTTTCATAACCACTGAATACTTTTGCATAAAGTTAGTATAAACTTTAACTTCTGGTCTTTCTCTATAAAAAGACTGCTCTCCTTGTTCAAATAATTCTGTAAAGCCATTTTTAATTAAATCATTACGTAACTCTTCAAGAGATAACTTCATAAAAGCAGCTTCATTTATTAATCCTTCAAGAACTTTAGATTTATCTTTCTCAAAATCCTTGTATAACTTCTTAATTCTATTTACTTCCTGCTTAATCTTTTTTTCTTTTTCTAATTGTTCGGATATATTCAAAAAATATCCCCCCTTCTATTTTAAAATTTCATTCGGAGGAAGATTTAGGTACCCTCCTCGGTCCCTAAAGAGATACCCCCCTTATATTTTTTAGGGGGGGCTATCCTAACTTTTATTTAATTAGCAAATCTATTCATCACATCTCACTAACTCACCATGTTCATTAAATACTAATCCTTCTCTAGTTGATTTCTTACGTTTGTTATGCCTTTTATGATGACACTCTTTGCAAAGTAATATTAAATTATTCTCACCTAATGTTATATCAGTATTATCAATATTATATGGAGTTAAAAACTCTTTATGATGTACTTCTTCTCCAGGATTACCACAATCAACACATAGTCCATGATACTTATTAAATATATATTCTCTTGTTTTCTTCCATGCTGCACTTTTATAAAATGCTTTTGCAAATTCCCTAGCCATTATTGCCTCTATCAATTTTATTTAACACCCAATCCAAGACGGATACCTTATCCATTCTTAAATCTATAACCTCATATTCAGCCGGAATAATAACAACTTTCTTACCTATCTTTTTACTTAGTACTTTTTCTTTTTTAGTAATATCATCTTTGTACATCATACTTTTTGCTTGTAAAATCACCATAAATCTCCCTCCTTTTCTTTTAAACATAGGCTACATATTATTAGATAAGCTTTGTAATTCAACAAGTTTATACATATATGATCCTATTAAGCTTTCAAATTACCCTTGATTAATTTCTTCTCCATTTGATTCCTTATCAACCATATCTGCCATCTTTCCTGTAATGTCTGCTAAGCCTATAAATATCTTTTGCATTTCTCTAATTTCTTTTGAATCCTTTGTCATACAATACACATCCTTTTATTTAATCTTTAATAAACAAACCTTAGCTTTATAGTAGCTTTTTATTCCTTCTAACAGCTCATCACCTATTGCTATCTTGCTTTTGTCCTTACTGTCATATAAATAAATCTTACTCTCTGAACTATTTAAGCGATTTAATATATTCTTCAAAACTTCTTCACTCTCAATGACTATATTTTTTCGCTTCATTTTGCACCTCATTTTATAAAAAAGATTGTTAAAAACATGAATAAGTGCCCTAAAAATGTTCGTGTTTTTCGATTTGAATGTTTAATTATCTTAGGGAATCACACATTCATTTTTAATTTTTCCTTCTAATATATGCACTTATTTTTTCACCTTCAATGTTTATAGACCAAATTATTAAACATTCATAGTCAAAAATAAAAAATATCATCTCACAAAATCTCTTAATGACTTTGAATATTGATGATATTTCTCTCTATCTAATCCTATATATCTTTTTGTTTCTTCTATAGAGCTATGACCTAATAATTCTTTAACAACAACTATATCCCTATCACTTTCAATATATATCTTATAAGCATATGTTTTTCTCATACTGTGAGCTGTTATGTCATAAAGTCCAAAATAGTTAGCAGCTTCTTTTATTGCATTAGTTACAGCTTGAATACCTATTGGCTTATTAACTCCTTTTCTAGATTTAAACATATATTCATAATCCTTTTTATCTTTAATATATTCTTTTAATATCTTTGCTAATTCTGGTATTAGCTCTACTGTTCTGGGCTTTCTGTTCTTCTCTCTTATCTTCTTAGTTTTCATCTTCTTGCCCTCATAAATTGTGAATTCTTTTTTTCGCATGGCCTCTTTAATATCTCTTACTTTAAGATTAACTAAATCGCCTGCTCTATATCCTGTAGTAACACCAACTAAAAAAAGAACATAATCTCTATAATTTTTATATTTTAAATAATCTTGAATATCCAATACATCACTAGTTCTTGTAATAGGTCTAGCAGGTCTTTTTCTTCCCATGTTATCTCACCTGCCTAATTGCTCCATTAACTTTTTTATATGCAGCGTGTTCCATACATTCTTTTAAGTTATCAGTTGATTTTTCTTCCCTTATCTTCTTACAACCACAATGAGAACATGATAAGCACTTACCAGTTTTCAATGTAGATGCAACTTCATCTGTAAGTAATATTGTTTCTTTATTGCATCTAGTGCATTTATAACTAATATATATACTTACTATTTTTCTCACCTCCATTGCAAAAATAAAAGCACAGGCTTAATTGCTTGTGCTTATGTATTAAATCTCTATATAATTTTTCACTATACTAATATAGTAATCAGTATTCTCTAATTTATCCATTAAAAAGTCTTAATTTACTCCCTAAATAATCCTTTTTTTCTCCCTATTTTGTCCTAGTTAGCAATATCCAAGTCCTATCATAAATTTATTAATAGCTTTTTTCTTTATTTCATAAAACCTATTTTTACTTATTTTTAGTTCTTCAATTACTTCTTGATTAGTTTTATCATCTCTAAAGTAACTATAATCAACGACTTTCTTACTACCATTATCTAATTTATCATATACATAATTTATAGCATTAACTATTATTCTCTTATACTCTTGGTCCACTATTGCTTTGCCAACTGGATCTGATGGACTAATATTTTTATCGAAAATTAAATCTGGTCTACATGCTGAACCAAGTCCAGGCATCTCTATTGAAATTAAATAGTAAGGGTAATTTCTTAAATCATTCTCAACTTCTTTTTTTATCTTTTTATATTGCTCTTTAGTTATTTCCATAAAATCACCTATCCCTTTTTCAATCTATATGTTATAATAAGAATAGATGTTCGGTTAGAGAAACGATTCGCTAACTATAATTTTCTCTAACCCTAAGGTGTTCGTTATGAACACCTTTTTCTTTATATACTCCCTAACTTACTAATACTCTAATCCTAAACATTTAACTGTTGTTGCTATATCTCCTGCAAATATAAAATACGTATACTTACTACTCTCTTTACTTGGTGCTAGTCCCAAATATTTTAATTGCTCTATAACAACCTTTTCCCTCTTATTACTAAACTTCACTCGTGTTTTATTTTTATCTATTAACCTAAATTCCATTTACATATTCCTTTCTTAGTATTGTGAATTATATTTGAAAATGTTCATTTCGAAGAAATTCATTTTCAAATACCCAGTTCCCTATATCTTCTGTGACAAAATCAATATCCTGTGTAGAGTATTCATAAGTTCCGTCAGACAAGATACTTATATTTTTTATTGCACTTTCGAAATACCTATAATCGTCGTCATACCAATAAACAATATCTCCAAGTTTAAATACTTGTTTTTTATATTCCTTTAATTCTTTGAGCCATTCTGCTAACTGCTCATGCTCTTTGCCACACTCTGTACAACCTAATTTTATTGCTTGAGATTTTGCGTGTTCTATCGCTTCCTCTAATGTCATCTTACTCCACCCTTTCTACGTCCTTTCTACAATTCAATTACTTCTAAATCAGGGTTTTCTTTAATTGCATTATCTAATATAAACCAATGTTCTTCACTGGCAACATCCTTCTTTGGTGTCTCTTTTTGATATTTTAAATACGCCTTTTCATTTAATATTACTCTCATTCCATTTTTAAAATTTATAATCCATCCACTTTCCATTTTCATTCTTCCTTTCTACACATCATCTTAGAATTATGAATTAATATGCCTTCTTACTATTTATAATTTCAAATCCACATTCGCTTTCTCCATCAGCTGGATATCCATCACAAAATCCTTGTATAAACCAATATTTAGCTTCACATTCATAAATGCCTTTTTCTTTTGGAACGTTATCTATACAATTATCTTCACAAAAATATCCATCTATGCAATCTTCTATTTCGTTAGGATAATCAGCTATAAAAGAATCTTTATCTGTTACCACAATTAAAAAATTTACTATAGTATCATTTTTCATTTTTACATCTTCCTTTCTACACATCATCTTAGTATTGTGAATTAAAGTAATGCCCCATCAATAAGTAAAACCATATATGGCTCTTCACCTTTGCTTACATACTCTTCAAAATTCTTAACTATACCATTAAAATCATTAATCTTTTCTTCTACTGTGTTACATCCGTCTATTTTACCTTTTTTATATCTATCTAATGCTTGTTCTTCAGTTATAATATCAGGACTAATATCTTTTTCCTCATCTTCTAAATCAGCTACTATATCTTCGTATCCTCTCTTAGCCCATCTTTCATCTATTGCTAATACCAACCCGTAATATTCATGTTGATTAAATTCATAAAATTTCATTCTCTTCTTATCCTTTCTAATTATTATTTTCTGATTTATATTCTTTACAATCCCAATACACTCCATAACTCCTAGCATATAAGCAAGAAGGTATCATATTAGGAGGAATATTTAATTTAGAAATAACCAATTTATTAGAACAATAATAGTTATATTTATTGCCCTCTTTTTGAACTCTATATTGGCAACCTATACAAAGCTTATCCATGTATACTCCTCCTTTCTACAAATTGGGATATAAAAAAATACCGCTATTCAATTTTGAATAATACGGTATCTTTAATAATTTAATATTTTAAGATTTTTCAGTTTTTTTCCATTTCAAATAATTATATATCAATTCAAACACACTACTTACTAATAATATTATTGGTATTATTCTACAAGTAAGTGTACTATCTCCTCTCGTTATCAAAATTCCAGTTATTACCATCAACAAAGGTAACATCCATAAGTTTCTAACAAACCTTCTCCTATAACTTAATTTCCAATAATTTAAGTGAAACCTTTTGTCTACTTTTCTACTCATCCAAAATCATCTCCTTAATTATTTAGAATTAATATAATTATTGGTTAATTATAACATATTTTGTAAATACCGTACTATTCAATTTTCAAAGAGCATTTATGTCGTACTTTCTTGCAATTACGACTTATCAGTCACTAAAAATCTTCCTCTTGAATACACTCAACAACTTCAATTTCTTCACAGTTTTGAGCCATCCAAAATCCAAATGGACAATAATCGGCAAATCTAATCTCATTAATGTTTGATTCTCCCTTATTTCTATATCTCAATATTATTTCCACTTCAATTAATCCTCCTATAATAGCTTTATTAGTTCTTAGTTACATACCATTTCCCTAAAATTTCTTTACTCAACATATAATCTGTATTTTGCCATCTCGATATTGAAGGATTATAAAATTTCAACTTAACTTTTCCTCCTACAAATCTATCTAATCTATAACTATTTTTAGTGTCTATACTTGTTATAATATTTTCCTCAAGCAACCTATCATAAGCGGTAGAAAAATCATACTCTTTTGTTTTATCAACTTTATTAATTATTAGTTCTTCCAATAAAATCACTTCCCTAACCTATCTAATTTATTGGGAGGATTTCTCCCCCCTGGAAGACTCACATGACCTTGAAGTAAGCTTTGCAGCTTATTGTAATCCCTTATCAAAGCCCATGAGATTTTAACTTACTAACAATTTCCCCTGTCTAATGTTGCAAACCTTTGGTATTGACCAATCCATCCTAACTTAATTGTCTTGGTTTCACCATTTCTATTTTTATTTATTATTAACTCAGCTATATTTTTTTCTTCTGATTCTTTATTGTAATACTCATCTCTATAAAGCATAAAAATCACATCTGCATCTTGTTCAATAGAACCAGATTCTCTTAAATCTGAAAGTATAGGCTTATGATCTGTCCTTTGCTCTGGTGCTCTTGATAATTGCGATAAAGCAACTATTGTTATTTCTAACTTCTTAGCTAATTTCTTAAGTTCTCTTGAAATCTTTGCAATTTCTTGCTCTCTCGAATTTGTCTTATCTGAAATTTCGATTAACTGTAAGTAATCTATAATAACTACGTCTAAACCTTCTTTAATCTTTAGATTTCTACACTTAGCTTTAATATCTGAAAGATTAGTTGACTTATCATCGATAAATATTTTTCTTTTAGCTAATACATTAGCAGCATCCGTTATTTTTCTAAATTCAGCTTCATCTAATTTTCCTGTTTTTATCTTTCCAAACTCCACTAAACTTCTTGATGAAATCAATCTTTCCATAAGTTGCTCTGTAGTCATTTCTAAAGAAAATATCCCAACACTTGCACCCTTTGATGCATGTTGACCAATATTAAGAGCAAAGGCCGTCTTTCCCATACTAGGTCTTGCTGCAACAATAATAAAATCACCTTTTTGAAGTCCTGAAATAGTATTATCTATCTCCTTAAACCCTGTAGTGTTTCCAAGTATCTTACCACCATTGCAATAATTATTTTCTATTCTAGTCAACACTTTTTCCACAGATTGTCCCATATCGATGATATCTTCTGACTCCTTACTGTTGATAACTTTGTAGATTTTATCTTCTACTGTGGAAATTATTGATTCGACTTCACTTTCTTCATAACTTTTTGATATTAACTCTCGTCCTGCTCTTATAAGATTTCTTCTATCAGATTTATCTTTTATGATTTTCACATATGATTCAACATTGCTGCTAAATACTGTATTAGTTGCTATCTCTGTTATATAACTTACCCCACCACATTTATCTATGCTATCTGATACTTTTAACTCATTAAGTAAAGTAATCAAGTCTATATTCATATCTTTTCTGCTTAGAGCCTTTATTGTGCTAAAGATTCTCTTATGCTTGTCCCAATAAAAATCATCATCTTTAAGTACATCCTCAGCTAAAGCTAGTTGGTTTTTATAATTAATAATACATCCAAGAGCTGCCTGCTCTGCTTCAATGCTATGTGGTAATTGTCTTGTATCATTCATTCTACATATCCTCCAGTATGAATTTATATTTATTTTCCTTAGGCTTAATCTCTTCTTTATTCTCAGTTTTCTCATCTGTAAAATTACAGTCTAAATAATCTTCATATCTGCCATTAAAAAAAGTAGATCCATTAAGAATAAACTGCTTATCCTTGCCCTTACATTCCAAAGAATATCTCTCTATGCACCTAATAAGCTGACTCTCACCAATACTCGATATTATCTTTGGTATCTTTTTAATGGCTTGTGCCCTTCCCTTTTTGTTTGGATATAGACTCCAAATTTTATCTACTACCTTTTCATCATTTATCAAATCATCATTTGCACTATTTATATTATTTGGTATATTATTTGGTATATTATTTGGTATATTATTTGGTATAGTGTTCCCCTTTTGGTCAATTCGATTTTCCTTTTTGGGTAATTCGATTTCCCCATTTGGGAAAATGGAATATCCCTTTTCGGTCAATGTATACCATTTAGTCCTATCATAAGAAACCTTATTAAAATTACCTGTTGATAAATATCCATCCTCAATCAATTTATTTAATATTCGACTTATCTGCTTTTTACTCCAAAATGGGAATAGTTCTGTCAAAGCATTTATTGTATTATAGGTCCAGTAAGTATTTTCGTAATAATGCTTATCGTTAGCTCTATTCTTAGCAATCCAGTAATACATATTATTCAGCATAATTGCTCCATCAACACCAACAACTTTCGCCACTTCTGAATCAAAAGAAAAATACATATTCCATCCCCCTATCTACATATCCTTTAAAAAATCTAGTGCATTTTTACTTGGATCACTTGAAGATGATATTGATAAATCAACTTCATCACCTTCTAGCGTACTTATATCAACTTTAAATGCATTATCATCATGTGATAATGATGTTGTAATGCTATTATCATGATGTGGTAATGGTGTTATCATGGTATTATCATCATATTGTAATGGTATTATCATACTATTATCATCATGTGATAACGGTGTTGTAATAGTATTATCATGGTGTGATAATGATGTTATCATGGTATTATCATCATTAAAAGTAGCAACTTTATATAAAATATCCCTAATAAAATCTGATTTGTTATACTGTTTGCTTAATAAATCTAGTATTAATTTATCTTTAGGATTTTCTTTATTTAATAGAAATGTTATTCTCTCTGATTTTGCCATATAAAATACCTACTTCCATATCTCTTTACTAGCTTCTAATGCTCCTCGTATGTTAGTATTTAAGGCATTAGTAGCTAGTACGCATTGTGAAGGTAGACTCTCTTTAATAATGTCCTGGATGACTATAGAGCCACCACCTGTAAAAATAACATAGTTATAATGATTTAAATTTATATTTATACTCACTTCATTAATCACATCATTAGTAAAAGCTGCTAACTGCTTTTTAGATACTTTTATATCACCTTTAGTTATTGCTTTTTCAATATCTTCAATCTTATATTCCTTATCTGAATTTAAATTCTTAAGCTTTAAATAGAAGTCTAAAATACCAATTTTATAAGTATTTAATACTTGTGGCTTTCCATTATCCATAGCCACTACGTTAGTTGTTCGTCCTCCAATATCAAGTATTAATACATTGCTTGATTTAGTTTTATCATCTAAAGTGAAATAACTTGCATATCCTTCTGGTACTACAAAAACATCTAAGATTTTAACAACCTTATTGCTTTTCTTAGTAGTCTTTGCGACAAACTTAAATTCCTTTCCATTTAGATCCTCAATATACTTTTGCTTATGATCCATTTCGCTTATTGGTAAAAGTAGAGTTAAATTAGTTTCAATGTTCTCACTTTCCTCATTTAACTTAGCTATGGCATATAATAACTGTGCTATATAATCCTTTTTAGTTTTTATATATTCCTTACTAAAGTTACCTTTCTCAAAAAAAGTAAACTCGCCACCTAAATTAACGTAACTAAATCCATCTGGATAAGCTTCATATTCCCTACTTATATTACTTTTAAAAGTAACTTGCTTACCTTTTGTATCAATTCCTTTAACATTGTAATTTCCTAAGTCAATAACTGTAATATTATTCATTTTCTTTTCTCTCCTTTTATGTTATAATGGAGATACGGATTGCCGTCCGTATCTATTTTTTGATTTGTTTTTGAACCTTTTCTAAAGGTTCATTTTTATTTTCTAGCTTTTTTAAAAGCAATTCTTTTACACCTTCTAATTTCCTTACATCTTCTTCTGTATTCTTAATAAATAAAAAGATTAAATGATTTTGCTCAACACTATCATTTTCTCTATATCCACCATCAATATAAAATATCTCAAACCCATTTGTATGCCCTGAATATCTAACAAAAAAATCATCTTCATATTTACTATTTAACTTCATAGTTAATTTTGTTATTTCTCCAATTAAATCAATTATCTTTTCTTCCATCACTACACTCCTTTTCTATAATCTCTTTAAATTCTGGACCCATATATTCATAAAATAGTTTAGGCGATATATGATATGTCCACATAGAAGTCATTTGTATAGCTGTTCCAAAAGGCAATAAGCCTCTTTGTAATCCAATCCTTACAAATTGTTGAGATTTCCCCATTATTCTTGCTGCATCTACTACTTTTATATTTCCAACCATATATATCACTCCTATCTTGCAAATTTTAAAGCCATAATTGCTTCAACAACATCATCAAGCTCCTTAGTTATTAACATCCACCTTGGTCTTTCTTCATCATCTATAATTCCATCACATGTTATATTAATCATTTCATCCTTTAATTTAATGAAATCACTGACTTCCTTTTGCAACCTTAATATAGCTACTGGCAAGTCTTTAATCTCTATACTAGGCAAATATTCTCTTCCTACTTCATCACTAGTCTTAAGATGCTGATAAGCCAAATATTGAGTATCATATATTTCAATCATCTTAATAACTACCCTATCTGGTGGTATTCTTTTACCTCCTTCATATGCTCTTAAACTATCAACTGATATATCCATGTATTCAGATGCTTTTTCTTGTGTTAATCCTGTACTTTCTCTAGCAATTTGGTAAATATTTCTGTATTCACTCACCATTCTCTTTCCTCCTTAAATATATTAGAATAAAATCAAGATTCTTGGACTATATTTCTAAAAAAATTTTTGCATCAACATTATATAACTTTGCTAATATTTTAGCTTTAGGTATTGTAAGTTCAACCTTACCATTCTCTAACATTGAATAACCACTTTTTCCTTTATATCCAAGAGCCTTAGCTACTTCATATTGAGTTTTTCCATTTTCTAATCTCAATTTTTTAAGTAACTCTGTCATCATACCCCTCCTTTGTTCAAGAATATTGGATTCATTATACCTATATAATAATCCAATATTCTTGAACTGTCAACTATATTTTTGAACTAAAACCAATTATTTTGGACTAACTTTCTTTTTTATTGTAAACAAGGTACAATTATATTGAACATACTAGAAAGGAGATTAACATGATTACATTAGCAGATAGGTTAAAGGAACTTAGAAAATCTAATAAATTAACACAATCTGAATTAGGTAAAATACTAGGTGTTGGGAAAACGACTATCTCTATGTACGAAACAGGAAATAGTACTCCTAATGATGAGATTAAATTAAAAATTTCAGAATACTTCAATATTTCTGTTGACTATCTCCTTGGTAAGACTGATATTAAAAATCATAATAACAATGAAGAAACAATTGCTCTTCACAGTGATTATGATTATAAAGATCTTCCTGACGAAGCTAGGAAAGAAATTGAGAATTATATAGAATATATAAAACAAAAATATAAGAAGTAATCTTTTTATTTTTTCACTTCTTATTGACAATATGGTACAGAAAATATGGTGTTCATAATGAGCGCCTATATTTTTAAATATTAGGGGTAATATTTAACATAATATATAAATTTTATTACATAAAGGGGAGGATTTTATGGAAATCAAAGATAAACTTTACTCGTTATCAGAACGAATAGACTTATTAGTTGAACAAATAAAAACTGAAGAAGGTACAAAACAATCTTTAATACTACCATTCTTTCAAATCTTAGGATATGATGTTTTCAATCCTTTAGAATTTTGTCCCGAATTTGATGCCGATTATGGAGTTAAAAAAGGTGAAAAGGTTGATTATGCAATAATTATTGACAATGAACCTACTATTCTTATAGAAGCTAAATCTTGTACAGAAAAACTTGACAAGCATGGTTCACAATTATTTAGATACTTTAATTCATCTAAAGCAAAATTTGGAGTACTAACTAATGGAATCAAATATCGCTTTTATTCAGATTTAGACGAAATAAATAAAATGGATAAACGTCCTTTTTTTGAGGTTGATTTGAATAATCTAACTGATACACAAATTAACTATCTTACTAACTTTCAACGTGATTCTCTTGATGTTAACTCAATACTTAGTTCAGCTGAAGAATTAAAATACTCAAATCTAATAAAAGACTTTTTCAAACAACAATTAAATAATACTTCTGAAGATTTTACTAACTATATTCTTGGACAAGTTTACGAAGGAAGAAAAACGGCAGCAGTTGTAGAGAAATTTATGCCTATAGTAAAAAAATCTTTTAATCAATTTATGAACGAAACTCTTAGTACAAAGTTTGCCGAAACTCTTAATAATAAAAATTCTATTCAATCTGAAATTGCACTATCTGATGAAACACCTAGCGAATCAGATATAGTTAATAAAATTAACACTACCTCTGAAGAGCTTGAAGGATATGCTATTATAAAATCAATATTAAGGGCAGATATTAATCCAGATGATATTAATTACAAAGATACTGAAACTTATTTTGGTATACTATATCAAAATAATACTCGTAAATGGATTTGTAGATTATACTTAGGAACAAAAAAATCAATAGTATTCCCAACTGTTGATAAAGGTCAAGAAAGAATCTATATTGACAACCTAAATGATTTATATCAATACGAAGACAAGTTTAAAAATATAATTCAAAAATTTATATAATAAATAACCTCATATAATTCAACAATTATACTAATATGTAACAAATAAGAGATGACTTCTCACTTATTATTTAATAATAATTCATAAACTATACAGAATGTTTTAGAGCCACCTTATTTTACAACTATATCCTAAAAAATCAAATAACATAAACTAAGGAGGAGTTTTATGCCTGCACCTTTTAACCCACCATTAACTGAATATGACATCTTATCCTCATTTCCATACTATAGTTCTGTAGACATAATAAAATCTGGAGGAGAAGGTACTGTAGCTAAAGCTATATATCCAAGCGGAAAAATGACTGCTTTAAAAATCTATAGCCCTAATCATCAACAAGTTCGTACAGAAATAGAAGCCAAAAAACTTAGTAAAATAAATTGTAGCAATTTAGTTAATTTATTTAATCATGGTGAAATAACAATACGCTCTATTCAGTGTTATTTTACAGAAACATCCTACGTAAATGGTAAAGATTTACGACGTTTGCTAAATGAAGGCTATCAATTCAATGAAAATGATGTAATTAATTTATTATTATGCATATCTAATGCAATTGATAACTTATGGAAAGAACGTGTTGTTCATTGTGATATTAAGCCAGATAATATAATAAAATGTGGTAATTCATTTATACTAGTAGATTTAGGTATGGCTAAATATTTAGATGAATCTACAATGACAATAGCTGGTACAATAATGGGAACTATAGGGTATATTGCACCCGAACAATTGAATGGTCGCAAAAACTTAACCCAAAAAGCTGATTACTATGCTTTAGGAATTACAGCATATGAAATAGCTACAGGATATCATCCTTTTAATAGAAATCAGAATGATATGTTTACAAAGCCTATTCCAGAATTTCCACATAATTGTTTTATAGATATTAAAATTAAAAAATTAATAACTTCATTAATGAATAAAATACCATATCTACGTCCTTTTACTAGAGAAATGATATGTAATAAACTTGGGAGGTAAAATACATGTTCTTATTAAACCGTGGATACACTACAAACATTAATTCTGAACTCTCTATACCAGGAGTTATATTTTCTTCTGCTCAGCTAGATAAACCTTCTGTTGAGAGACGAGTAACTCTTATAACTTCTTTGAGACTATTTGATCCTCAACTATACTTTCCATTATCTTTAAAGAATTCTTGTAAAAAAACTTTTACAAGACTATCAACCTATCCTTGGTTCAACCCTAATTACGATGAATTTGAAAGTAATACAATGAAATTAACTGAGTTTGTTAAACAATTATCTACAAAACAATCTTATGAAAATGTGTTCTATCCAATTAATGACTTAGACTTAAAAAAAAGAATACAAGACTGCATAGAGTTTCAACAATCCATGAATTGTTCCCACATAATTATTCCTACACCACTAATAATTGATACTGAAGATGCTTTTTGTGAACAATTAAAATGGATAAATGCTAGTATAGAATTTATAAAAAATATTTCCAAACCTGTTTTAATTTCAGTTGCATTTTCACAAACTGTTTTAACTCAAAGAGATTTTGAAGAAAATTCATTGCTTTCATTAATACTTGATAACTTATCTTCTTTTAATGAATTTTCAGGATACTATATCACATTTGAAACTACTACTTCTCAACAAATTACAGATGTAAATATAATAAAAACTATTCTTGAATTTTCTTATGTACTTGGAGAACTATACAATAAAGAAGTCATATTAAATTATACGGACTTAGCTGGACTTCTTGGATTATGTGTAGGTGCAAAAGCTTTTGGAAGTGGGTACTTTAATAAAGAGAAGTATCTAAATTATGAGGACTTTATTGATAAAGAAGGTTTTGGAATTTCATTACCATTCTTTTTTTCATACTCATTAATTGGAGACTTTTTATCTAATAAAGATTTATCAAAATTAAGAGATAAAAATCTCCTTCATTTTATAGAAGAAGATATCACTAAATTTAGCACAAACTTATATGACACATTAATAAAAAATCAAGATGTACAGATGTTAACTGAGTGGAAAGAAAGTAGAAATAATGTAACTGCCGCAAAGTTACATCGCTATGAATTGCTTTCCCAAGTTTCATCTAAAATATCTTCATTACCATTAAAAGATAGGCTTAACCTTACCCAAAAATGGTTACTTAATGCCGATATGAAAACCTCATATTTATTGAATATTATTAAAGCTAAAAATCTTACACAAGATTTTAGTCATATAAAAATATGGAGTAAATGCTTGGACGATTTCATAAAAAAATATTCTTTACTATAAATAAAAAAAGATCTTGTATTAAATATATTACGAGATCTTTTTCCATTTATCTATATTTATACTAAAGTCTTTTAAAATTTTAATTTTATAGTAATGGCTTTTATATATACTTATTTTCTTATTACGTTTTGGCATATACTTCACTTCATACTTCCCGTCATTACTCATATAAATCAATCCGACATTATTTTTTTTATACTCTTCAACCAATAGACTTGATTCATTAATTCGGGCTTTATCAAGTACTACATAAGAATAATCAGCAAATTGAAGGTTAAAAATACCTTGTTCTAGAGCCTCTTGCCACTTTGACAACTTTAACTCTACTGCTATTATTTCTTTAGGAAGTATTACATTCCAACTTCCTAAAACATAAGATCTCTCTGTTACTTTCTCAACAAGACCTGATTTACATAAAATATCTAAGCACTTCTCTAACTCTAATCTTTTTATAAAAAGTTCTTTTTCTATCTTATTAATTGATACTTTCTTATTTGCGCTAATCAATGCAAGAATGCTAAAACATTTAGATGATAATTTTTTTATAGCTTTCTCATAATCAATACACTCCATAAATTGGTTATACTCATTACAATATGAAGCAATACATAAATCAACCATTCTATAATAAATAGGATATTCACAAGCATATATATAATCTTTGTAATCTTTCTTTATAGTATTCATAAATTCCTCAAATTCATTAATTAAAAGCTCAGTCATATCTCTTTCAAATCTAAAACTCATAAATATCCTCCTATATATTAATTATCACATAAATATATTTTACTACAAAAAATATGAATCTCATAGTTTTTTAGACATTTGACGAACATTTGTTTGCATGCTATATATATAAATATACCATATTATTCAAGGGGATGAAAAGACATATGAGAAAAAGACTAGAATTACTAAGTTTAATTGAAAAAGAAAATATAAACGTAGATGAGGAGTTAAGAATTCCAGAGGCATCAGGAATTTATATCAATATTCCTGGAATAAATCCTATTATAGGAATAAATAAAAGTGTTAGTAATGATAAAGAGTATTACTCTATACTAGCTGAAGAACTTGGTCATCACTTTAAAACTATAGGCAACTTAATAAAACAGGAAACTTCTTATATTGGAGATATATTAAAGCAAAAAGAAGAAGTTAAAGCAAAACTATGGGCTTCTAACTTCTTTATTAGTGATGAAGAATTTGTGCAAGCTATTTTGGATTGTTCAAACAACATATATACTCTTGCAGAAAGATTTAATGTTACTGAAGAAATCATAAATTACAAAATTTTATCTATATGCATAGATGATATTAGACTTAATAAAGTCAAAGAAATTATTAGCAGACATGAAGCTCAGTATTTAGCCTGTAATATTTAGTATTAATACATATTTTAATGATTAATATTTTCTCTAAATCACTTTAATTAAGATAAACACTTTATGTATAGTTAAAATAAATTAATTGAAAGGATGTTACATATATGAGATTACCTAATGGTTATGGAACTGTTTATAAATTATCTGGAAATAGAAGAAAGCCATTTATGGTTAGAAAAACCATTGGCTGGTCAGATGAAGGAAAACAATTATATAAAACAATCGGATATTATGAAACTAGAAAGTTAGCACTTGCAGCATTAGCTGATTATAATTCAAATCCTTATAACATTGATGCATCATCTATAACCTTCTCTGAGCTTTTTACTAAGTGGAGCAAAGAAAAGTATATAGATATATCAAAATCAGCTATAAATGGATATAATGCAGCTTATGATACTTCTAAAGAACTACATGACTTACGATTTGTTGATATTAAAGCAAATCATCTACAAAATGTAATAAATACTTGTGGTAAAGGATATGGTACTCAACGAAAGATTAAGAGCTTATATAATCAGCTATATAAATATGCTATGAAGAATGATATTGTCCAAAAAGATTACTCTAACTACGTTGAACTTGGTAAGAAAATTGATTCTATTAAGAGAGTTCCTTTCTCTGAAAAAGAAATAAAAAGATTATTTAAAGTGGCAGATCAAATACCTTTTGTTGATACGATCTTAATTATGATTTATTCTGGCCTTAGAATTGGAGAGTTACTATTAATAAAATCCACAGATATTGACTTAGAAAATGAAATTATTACAGGTGGAATTAAAACTGATGCAGGTAAAAATAGAATAATACCTATAAATAAAAAGATTCTTCCTTTCATAAAAAATCGCTTAGAAGAAGGTCATGAATATTTAATAGTTAACTCTAGAAATAAACCAATGAAATATGATAATTATTATAGAGAAAGATTTATACCTATAATGGAGCAACTTAATATGAATCATAGACCACACGATGCACGTCATACCTTTGCAACCTTAATGAATAATGCTGATGCAAATAGAACATCTATAAAGAAAATAATAGGTCACAGTAGCTATGAAACTACTGAGAAAATTTATACCCATAAAGACATTGAAGAACTAAGAAAAGCCATTAATTTAATATAG